CGCCTGCAAAGCCTTAGTCGTCCGAGGATCGACATACGTGCCGTTCGAGCCCCACGAACAACTGACAACGTCGCCTTCTTCGCGAGCTGCCCACTCGAGACCAGCGGTTGTGCCACTTCCCGAGCCACTGTCGCCGAGCACTTTCCCGACCTTGAGCATTGCTGCTGGGGCGCCGCCGATTCCGTTCCGACCGACCATGCTGCCGATGCAGTGGTTGCCGTGCCCATGACGGTCAGTGACATCACTAGCAGCACCACCAACGAAGTTGCGAGCCGCAAGAGGTTCCGGTAAGTCAACATGCTTTCTCCATCCCGTATCAAGGTTAATGCCAACGCACCCGCGACCGTCCACACCGGCGGCCCAAATCGGTTGCATGACAGATTCCGGACGCGTCCAAGGCACAGCACCCTGAACCACCATGAGTTCGCTATGAACGACGGTATCCGGCGGGATGCTGTAAACTGGTTCGTCCATCGTGATTCACTTACTCCCCAGCGAAGTAGTCGTAAAGTCGCGAAGCCGCTTGAACAACGACTTCACCCAGCAAGCGATCGACGGTCGGCTCGAACAAGTTTGGAACGCCGGGCAAGTCGATCGGAGCGACGTAGTCGTTGTAGGCTTGCCGAACAACTTTGAGGAACTCTTGCTTGGAAGGTAAAGACCCTCCAAGGCTCTTTAAAAACTCACGGATTTTTTCCATCAAGTCGCCTGCCGCAGCGATCTGATTTCCGGCGTAATCCTTGTCGCCTAGATCAAACAATTCCACCGTCAACACACTCGACATAAAGCTTTCCCCCTAACAAACAACACGATAAAAAGCTGAGCAAATGTGAGAGGCAGTAAAAACCGCCTCCCACGAACTTTGTCAATCAATGCCTACAGTGCCTGAGCGCAAGCCCACCAATCGATGTACAGCTGGTGAGCAGCCGTAGCTTCGTAATTGATAGCCGCACAGAAGTTCATGTAGAGGCTCGGCCACGGAGTGGCATCAACAATCGAAGAACCAATTCGAGAAGAAGCAACTTCATTCCCGTTGATCCAGATCGAACATTGCTTTCGAGCCGCGTGGTAACGAAAACCTGCCTTGATGTAGGTGTCCGCAGCCAAGGTCAAAACGCTTGCTCGTGCTCCAGGTGTTCCAGAAACTCTCTGATAGCTGAAACTCATCGCAGAGCCTTGGGTCCCGATACGAGTAAAGCCAAGAAAGTTGTTGGAAGCAAGAACGCCAGCATCGGTGAAAACACCGCTGTCTGCACAAGCGCCAGTGCCAGCCAAACCAATGAAAATATCGCTGCAAGAAGCGGCAATAGAAGACACCTTGAAGCGGCACTCAAACACCAATTCCTGCATCCGAGACGGAATAACATGGAATGGCATCATCGTTCCACTTCCAGCCTGAATGATGGCAATGTCGTTAGCCGTCACGTCCGATTGCAACACGATCACACCGACACCGTTTTCGCTTACGCTTGGCGTGGTTGTTGGAACCGCAGCAGCGGTCGGAACGACTGTTGCGTCGTTGTAACCGAGGTAGGTATTTCCGTTTGACTGGAAATAGGTCGTCGCGGTTGACAAAGGGCATGTTGCCCCAAAATTCGTGAAGTCATCAAACAGACCTCGCACATCATTTCCAGACTGATCGTCTGGGAAAATCCCACCGACAGGCGGTGCGAAGCCTCTCCAAAGCTTTGGAGACAGCAGGCGAGTTTCGAGTTCTTCGTACAGAGTTTGCATAACCAAATTCCTTCAAAAGCCAAAGGTCTACCCGAAGTAAAGCCGGGTCTTGAAAATTGGCGGGCGAATTTAACGTCTGCCCGCCGGAGACGTATCAAAATCGCTGACCTGAGTCAGCTACGGAATTAAGCTGTCTCGGTCACGGTTTGCGTGCAGTAGCCTCGGAAGTTGGCTCGCCGGTTAAAGCAAACCATTTGGACCGAGTCGTCCATGCAGCGAACGCGAACGTTGCTCATTTCTGGGTGCTGGAAAGCCTTTCGCTTACGCATCTGGCGACCAGCTGCGTAATAAGCCTTGAAGGTTGCCCAGTTCACTCCGAGAACGATACCGTCCGTTCGAGCGTTGACACTGCCTGCATTGGTCCAAGCTGGAACCCAGACCAACGGAACACCACGGATGAACACAGTGCCGCTTCGTGCAGCAACGTCGTCTCCGATGTTGTCGTTGCCAAGCTGAAGCAAGCGACGATTTGCTGCCAACACGCTATGCGTGGTCAGCAACTCCCAATCGCTTCGCTTCTGATCAACGATGTCTGGACGCTGAACAGGAGGCATGAACTGGCAAAGGTCCATCGAGTTGATGACCTTCTCGACGAAGTCGCTTCGGCTGACCGTTGTGTACGGGAACGTGCGGTTTCTCCATTGTGGATACTGAGCACACGAGATCCCGCCAACACCATTGGAAGACCAGCCGACTGGCTCGAATCCGTTGAAGCCCTCCGTCGCGTTGTTTTCAGAAACGCTGTCACTGGTAGCGGTGATCCACCACAACAGAGAAGCGACCGTAAACGGCGACTGAGTTGGACTAGATGGACCAGGACCAAAGATCAAATCTTCCATCCCCGTGTAGAACGACGTCAAAAGATCGCGTTCCATGTCTTCGATGTAGTCGTAAATCTGCCGACCACCAGTTCGGAAGATTTCTTCGTCGATGTCGTAGTGGTAGTTGTTCGTGGTAAGCGCCCACTTCAACTCACCTTCATCAAGGGTGTTCACGCGAGTCGAAGAATCTCGGTGATACAAACCTACCGTTTGGAAGTTGTCGTTGGTCGCAACCTTGACCTTCCATTTGCACTGAGAAGTGCTCATCGTGTCTTTCTTCAGGTTGCCCGAGAAAAGACGCGAAGCGTACTTGTACTCTTGCAGCGGCAGAGAAAGATCCTGAGCTGCAAGCATGTCCTCACCAGCAAACTTCTGGTGAATACTGTTCACAAAATCGTCAATTTGTTCAATCGATAATGCCATTTGGCGGATTCCTTATGAGTTAAGCCCGTTCCAATTCTTTGTAAAGCCGATCAAACTCATCGCGCGGGTTATCGCTCGGAGGTAGCGGCTTGGTTGGACTACCACCTTGCCGCAAATTGGCTTGCCTAGAAATCTTTTGGGTATGTTGTTTCAAACGTTTTTTGCCGAGTTCAGCCGGGAAAACCATATTGGCTACACGACTGATCAATTTGTCGTCCATGTCGGACGGTCGACCGAGACGCTCCAGTCCGATCATTTGTGCTTTGACAGCAACAAGTAGATCTTTCCGTCGCTCTAGCTCTTGAGGAGATTCATGCCCGGTTTTTCCAAACAAGTCTGGATGCCCGAGCGAATCCACTAAAGAGTCGAATCGATTTTCTTCAGCGCGAGATCGCTCCTCTGCAATAAACGCTTCGATCATCGACAAGCGAGAATCCAAGTGGTCATTCAGTCCACTTAGCACATCAACTAGCTTGTCGTCGTATTCGTCCTTGCTAAGACCAATCTCGTACCGATTGCTGTTTTGTTTCGCAGCTTTCGATTCTCCGGTCTCATTCTCGTCACTTTCCTTTTTGACAAACTGACCCTTCTCATTGCGAGTTCGGGTCTCTTCGCTTTCAGCCATAGCCTTGCGACCAGCATCAAGCGCTTTCTTGTCAAAAAGGCGCAACGCCCTATCCAACTCCTCGCGGCTGGTAAACTCAGACAAGTCCGACTCGTCTAATCCATACGCGGCTGCCTCGGCTTTTACGTCGTCATCCACCCATTCAGGATCTGAAGACTCACTGCCGGAACCCTCACTTTGGCTTTCCGCCTCTGTGGAACTGCTGGATACTTCCTCAGCAATTGTTTTCGATGGTGCGGAGGTTTCGTTGACGATCTCTGCGTCCGACTTCTTATCTCCGTTGCGTTCGGCTCGCACCTCTTCAACGACGCTTTCAGCGTAAGCAGCAATTTCTTCGCTGCTCATTGACTTGTTTAACTCTTGCGTGTCGCTAGGCATCGTTGAATCCTCCGTCAATATCATGTAAACCTCGATGTTTCAGCCATTCATTTCTTGCGCGCCTGCTAGTGGCTCTGACTCGACCATCTGGAAGCACTGACACACCTTGCATGTTATGCTTTTTGATGTCGTCGCGAGCCTCGGCAATTTGGCTTTTCATTACTCCGCAACCGTCCGAAATCCACGGATCGTGCTCGGTGTATGTGTTTGCCACCATCGGTGCGCCATCCAGCCAGTTTTCTTTTGGTGGTAAGAGACGGTCCAACTCTTCTTGAGTGACCGTTCTTCCGTTGTATTTACGAATAATGCCGCCCATTACCCTGCTCCCTGCAACATTGATGCGCGCTGCTGCGAATTGAGTTGCGGCTTACCGCCCATAAGAGACTGGACCAAAGCGTTGGTCCTCGCAGCTTCCGTTCCGCCAGCGCTTACGTTTCTGCGTATGGTCTCTCGCGTCGTATGTGGGGCTTGGCGGATCGTGTTTTCGTCACCGCCGAGCATGTCCATTGGATTCGCAAACGTGATAAACCGCTTGAACTCTGGGCGATTCTTCAGTCTTGCAATTTCGTCGACGATGGCTTCTGCGGACAAAGTGGCTCCGGATGCCTGGAACATAGGCCAGAGCGGGGCAATCTCACGTAACACCTGGAAAAGCTCTTGGAGCTTTTGTTCTGGTGTCTTGAAGACCATTGAGTACGGTTCGACCCGGAACTCGTAGTCCTCAAAGTTTCCAACTCGCGCTTGTGACTCAAGCCCTGCGGCAACAAGTTCATCGTTTTGCTTGAGTGGTGAAAGCCAGTCAGAGCGGACCTGTATTCCTGTAGTGCCAACCTCCATCGAAGTATGCAGCTCAAGGGTTTGGTCCTCCCACATCAGCCTCCCGAGATCCAAAATGCAATCGGAAGCAAACGACACAACAGCCATTCGCATATCCGCAACATTCTTAGAAACGTTCCCATGAATCAACTCTTCCTGACCTAGCGTTGAAGCTTGCTGACCAAGCCCACCCATCGCTTGAAGGTTTCCGGCAAATCGGTCGTACTCGCTTTGCAAGAACGTAGCGAGAGCCATATCTCGCTGATCGACGCCGCCAGACTCAAACTGCTTAATCTGCTCCGGACTTTTTCCTCGATACCATCCGTTGCGTTTAGCCGTTCGAAGTCGTTCCGCATCATCCTCCATCCCAGGAGGGTAAACGTTGACAATGCGGTGAGCGTCAGAGTCTTCCTCCATTCGGCGATGCAAGCGGTTCTGAAGATCGTGCATTCCCTTGAGATTGATCGCAGGTGCCGCTGGAATCAGATTATCAGGAGTGTCACCAAGAGACAGAAACTTGTAAGGACCAGCTTGCGAACCAATCCATTCACGCTCAATCAATGGAGGCAAGTCTTGGTCGACAGCCATGGTTACTATGGAATTGTTTTCAGCAATCCATACATCCATAAGCCAAACCATGTCTTTCAGGTCATCGTCTTCGGCGCTTCCGAAATCCGAAGCGATGTCCCGAGCAGCGCCGACAGAGTCACGATGTTGGCGAGAAGTAGGCTTCAGCTTGTCTTTGACCTTCTTGTCGTAACCAGGCTCATCCATAACCTTTTCGTAGTCGGCGCGATATCTATGCCCGCAATACCGCATCTTGGTCAGCTCTTTGGCTGGCATATCGAGAATCAGGTCATCGAAGGAAACTCGATTGAACCATGGTTCGCCTGGATCCAGCCAAACGTCTTCTTCAGATTCGAGAAGACCGTGGAACCGAGTGTCCGTATCTCGCATCATCACGACACCGCATCCGATGCAAAAAAATGCATCTAGCACGATGGCTCTGAACGTGACATCTAGCGCCATGTCGCTAATAAGCTTGTTCAGATTGATCTCAAATCGCCGTGCAAACGGCAGCATCTCCATTCGCGGAGTCGAAACAAGCACTTGCGGATTGTGAGCAGCAAGAGCTACCGTGTAGATGCGCGCCGTTTGGTTGATTAGGTTGACAAGAGTCTTGTTTTCGGCGCCAGACTCAGAATACCAAGAGCCAACATAATCCTTGATCAGCTCTTTCCGAACTCGACGAAAGGGCTCCATCGCACTCTGCGATGAAGAAATCGCTTTTAGCAGGCGAGCCCTTTTTTCGTTGTCGGCTAGATCAATCATTCACGGTCGGAATAGTTACGGCACAAACGCCGAGTTTCTTTTTCCGACCGGGTTCTAGCTCCAGTCTGTCAATTTGCAGCTAACGAATCGTCAGCTTGCTTTTCTTGATGTCGCTGGCGTTGCTGGCTCCATATTTGCCAAAACGAGCGATTTTGCTTGTGCAAGGTTCAGAGCTGTCTGACCTAGACTTTGACAATGCCCAGGTTGCGAAACTGTTGCGCGAATCTGATCGCACATTTTAGCAATCGTCGCATTGATGTTTCCCAGTAACTCTTCATTGCTAGGAACTTGATAGTTCATTCGTCACTTCCGTAGGTTTGAGCTTTTACGTTCGTCGCAATACATCCCTGATTCCGTATTGTGGACTACCAGGGTTTGCGCCGATACGTTCCTGTCTTTCTCTCCAAAGAAAGCTACCGTACTCGATAGTTTGCCCGTTTTCTTTGTCGCTGTCAACTTTTCCATCTGCGTGCTCCGTAGAAAACACATACCAGCACCCTGCAGCCGAGATAGCTCTATCGGCGTGGTTTTTGTTTCCAGCACCCTTGTTTTTCGTTGGAACATGCACCAGTTTGTCGCCGTCCCACTCATATTCCCCGCATTCTGTAACCATTTCTTCCGATCGCGGGATATACAAACCGGCATCCATTGCCATAGAAAGACGATCAAACAGGTCAGCTTTGTCCGAATCTCTCCTGACCGGCCAACCAACCCTGCGAGTCTTTGTTTGGGATCCAAACTGCTCGGAAGTGCGATAAAACACATTCCAGTACCCAAGTTTTGCTATTTCATCAGCAAAACCACCCGAGTTACCGGCATCTTCCCATCCAAGCATCGCTTTTCTCATCCACACGCAAAGCGCTACGACAATAAACGCAAACGCTCTTGGTTCGACCCCTTTGATCGCATATTCCAGAACCTGCTCACCAGTAGTGTTGTCCAGCATGGATATGACAGAAGGCGTTGCAACAGCCGACATTCCACCCGAAGCTACGTCGCAACCTGCCGTATAAGGTCCAAGCGGAGGAGAGAAGTCGATTCCAGGCTTAAACCACAACCTAAGCGGTCCATCGTCTCTTGGCGACAAGCCCATTACTTCTGGTCGCTCTTTGTCGATCACCGGAACGCCTTGCCAGACAGGTCGTTTGCAATGCTCTCTCTTCATCCGCTCAAGCAACGCTGGCTGAAAGCACTTGCTAGCTGCGCCTTTGGCATCCATGTCGAGCTCACGAGCAATGAATCGCGGTGTAGCTCCTGGCAATAAACAATGCGAGTCGTACCACGGCGACCTGAACTTGCCGTCGATCACATGACCACGACGTTCGATCGATCGCAACTCTCGAGCATGTTTCTGTATGTACTCGTCAACAGCCTCTTGCTCCTCTGGTCTGACTGCCTTTACGACTCCACCTTGCTTGATGTAAGCAAGCTTGGAATGAACCGGGTTGTCCTTCCAGTCGAGAGAATAGACTCGAGGATTGTCCGGATCCGTCGCTGATTCGTAGAACACGCCAGCATCAGCACCAAACGTTGAACAAAGGAACACGCAATTTGTGACGTGCGCCACGGACGACATGATTTTGAAGTCGACGCCGCCAGCAATGAACTCTTCGGAACCAACTTCGTCAAATGCAAACATACTGGTTCGACCACCACGCGCTACGTCAGCTGTCGCAGAGTAACCGACCCAGATCGAGTTTGTCTTTGGCAGCTTAATTGTGTGGTCGGTGATGTTGCGATCGTACTTATCCAACATCCACACTGGCAACTTATCCAGCATGGACGACAACTTGTTCATAACAGCAGACGGATCCTTGGAGTCCATCATCTTCTCGTTACGCGAAACCAATCCAGACGAAAATCCTTCCTCAAACAGCGCCCGCCTGATCTGCACTCCAAGGTACGTGTAAGTGCCACCCTGCGCTCGAGACTTCTTTACAGTAGCAGAAACAGGATGCCCCTCTGTCATTCCCTCGGTGATCGTGTCATCCATTCCGACAATCACCGACTCTTGATGCGGCCAAGGAACAAACGGTCGTAACTTGATTCTTTCGCGTGGTTCTTCAACAAAGAGAGCGAATCCAAAAAAGAAAAGAACATCGTTTTCACATGCCTGAATGAGCGCATTCCGAAACTGTTCGTCTACCAACGCTCTTTCTCGACAACGAATCCGCCAACGTAAGTTTTCCTCAATTCCGCGAGGAACAAGATCGTAGAAAGGTGTGTTCATGACAATGATTGTGCGATTTGACGATAGCTTCGTCAAACTTAGCGCATGAAAAAGGTCACGAAGCCGAAACTTCGTGACCCCCAGGAGACTTACCCGCTTCATGCGAGGACATCGTCGCAAAGGATAAATCACAGCACGATGTATGTCAACTTCTCAGGCTCCGCTCGAGAGCTTCACGTATAGACATGTTTTTCAATCGAGCTCTTAACGTGCTCTCATTCAACCCATAAGCCTTCGCCCACTGCTTGATCGTCATGCGTCTACCGTTGTGGGATATGCCGCAGGAACCGCAGCTCGATGTGTGCCCGCTACGAAGATGATCGAGACGAACCTCGACCTTCGCGCCGCAGTCGCACTTGCAAAGAAACCGGCGCTTACCCGACGACTCTACCTCTTTGAGCACAGACAATTCGCCAAAAACGGTCCCTGGCTTTACTTCGATTCGCTTCATTGGATATCCCTGTCCGCAGCATCAAACCATGATCGTTTCGCCAAACGTGACGGCAATCGCATACTGCTTCCACGCCTTGCGAATACGCCGGAGTTCGTCCTGCAAGTTCTGTTTGTCGACTTGCTGTACTTCCGCGACGATGCACACGTTTTGCCATTGCGAATCGAAACCAGAACCGCCATCAAAATGCACTTGACCGCAATGCTTGCCTACCGCCTCCCGCGTGCTCTTGATAAAGCTAACCCAATCGGCTTGCCCTAGCTTGTCGTCCGAATTTCCGATTTGAATCGTGACCGTTTCCATAATTGAACCGCAAAAGCCCTACAAACAAAAAACGCTACCAATCCACAAGCAAGATAGTACCCAGACGGACCCGATCACGCAAACACGCCAAATAGCTACCCACCCTAATTGACTTTTGCGTTGCCGGGGCTATCCTTTTGGCAGGAGACTTGTTTTTCGTTTTTTGCCAAGGAGATTTACGATGACTATTGGGATGTACATTCGGGTAAGCACAGAGGAGCAGAATGAAGCTGGACAGCGACAAGAACTGAATAAATGGATTGTCGCCAACGGGATCCACCCGAACTCTGTTCATTGGTACGTCGACAAAGCCAA